CGCTGGTTCTTGGGTCAACGGCAACATTATTGCACCTATAGGACTGTACAACGGCACGGCTGTTGTCAACGCTCTCTTTGAACTGGCTGATGTTGGTCTCTACCTCGACCCTCTGAACACGGGCCGCGCGCCGCCTTGGCAGGCTCCGTCAATTAGGCAGGCGATGTTCGATTGCCAGCGCTATTGGCAGAAGCAAGCGACCTCCATTGGTATTGGCATAGCATCGACAGCAACACCGGGACGATCTTCATTCGAGAGTCAAGCACCAATGAGAGCAGCACCGACCGCATCATTGGTTGGAGCAATGCGTTCATATGATGCAGCTACAGCCCCAGCCCTTTCAACTGTTAGCGTCCAGTACTCTAACACGTGGTACTTTGAGAACAACTACACTAGTGCTGCTGCACTGACGGCGGGTCGAGCGACGTTGATCCTCGATACGAACATGACGACGATCTACATGGTGCAAAATGCGAGGATGTGATGCCTTACGTGAAAGCCAGATACATGCCAGCCGGTCCGATCGATCCTCCAGATATGGCTAGACAGATACAGGCACTGGACGATCAGGGCGGATTGTGGGCGCTGCGCGAGGACAGCGAAGTTGGTGACTGGCTGCGTTATGTCGAGGAAGGCGGTACGGTTGATCCGGAGGGAACTGAGTGGCCGGAGGTAGACACATTGCCAGAAACCAAGCCTGCAGGAGAAGAGGTCGTACCAAGTACGACCATGGCTGAAATGGCTGAACCGACACCTCAGGGCGAGGTGCCCGAGGGCCACACCGTGGTGCCGCTGGAGGCGACCGAGGCAGTCTACGACGATATGTCCCCGCCAGAGGAGGAGCAGCCATGAACATCAATGTCACTGCACAACCGACGCCTGATGCGACGCGGGCTGGCGATCTCTATGTCGACCAGCAGTCGAGGCAGCTCTGGCTGGGTGTCGATCAAGCAGTCGACCCGACTGGCTCAGTGCTGATCTCCGACATCGAGTACCTCGAGAATGCCATCGACGCCTCGCTGGTCGAGGCCAAGGCGTACACCGACACGCAGATCATCACGCGGGCGCCGACCATTCACACGCATACATCTTCGCAGATCACTGACTTCGACGCGGCGGTGACCGCCGTCGCCTCGGCCATTCCCGGCCTGCAGTACGTCAAGGGGATGATCATGATCTTCTCCGGCCTGCTGACCGAGATCGGAGTTGGTCCGTTGGCAGGCTGGGCGCTGTGCGATGGCTCCAACGGAACGCCTAACCTGCGCGACAAGTTCGTCATCGGAGCTGGCAACAAGCTGCCAGGAGCGGCAAACACGCTGGCCAGCCTGACGACGCCTGACGCCGGTTCGCATATCCACGTCAATACCGGCACGGCGCTTACCGTCGCGCAGCTGCCATCCCACAATCATGGCGGCATTACCGGTTACATCAGCCATGACCATGCACATAGTTTTAACGTTAATAGCGGCACCGAGAGCCACGACCACCAGCATTACATCGGCCTCGGAAGCTGGACGGTGAAAGGCGAGAGCTGGTCGCTGAGGCCGGTTGGCAGTGACAGCAGCGGCATATCGTCTGGCCGCACCCAGGCGCACTACCACAACGTAGCTGGCAGTACGGGCGGGGTTCACACCAATCACTACCATGCCATTCCTGCTGAGGGCAGCGGCGGTACGCATACCCACACCGTGCAGGCAGGCGGCATCCACAATCACGTCATCGCTCAAAGCACACTCAGGGAAGCCATTCCTTTTCTGGCCTACGCCTTCATCATGAAGCTCTAGGAGGACGCCATGTCCCAGCGGCACAAGATCGAGAACTACAACACTGCCTCGAACGGCGAGGTGCATGCGCAGGGCGTCGTCGCTGACTCGATAGCGGCGCAGGTCGACCCGGAAAACTACAACGTATTGCTGCGCGCGCCGGGCAAGGCGACCCAAGTCCCTGAAGGCGGCTACGTGGTGCCGGAAGGCCCGTCTGGAGGTCCGCTGCAGGGCAGCTCGATGAGCGGCGCCATTCCTGAGAGCGTGCAGCCGGAGCCTAATCCAGAACCCGAACTGCCAGCCCCGGTTCTCAACTCGATCGATCCGTCGAGTGCCATGATTGGTGACGAGGATCTGACCATGAACGCCAACGGCTCGCAGTTCGTCGAGGGGGCGGTGATTGTCTTCAATGGCGGCGACGAGGAGACGACGTTTATTTCCGACAGTCAGCTGTCGACCATCGTCAGGCCATCGACCGCCTCGACGCCCGGCGACTATCCGGTCGGGGTGCGGAACCCGGACGGACAGGGAACCGAATTCAAGACGTTCACCTTCACTGATCCGCAGGCGGAGCAGCAGCCGACCGCCGAACGTACATTTCCGGGTAATCCGATCACCATCAATTCCATCGAGGATCATGACGATGGTCTTCGGTTCAATCTTGCCGAAGGCGATGTCCGTGTTGGTGACGCGGTGCTGGTCGAAGCGACCGGCAACACCTCGGTCAACGGCAATTACACGGTGCTGGCGGTGCTCGAGGTACTTGAGCGGTCCGGTCTCTCCGTCGTCGTCGACAATAACCTCGAACTGCTGACGCCCATCGAGGCCAAGGGAAGGCTGACAGTTACCGGAGAAGCGTGATGCCACAGAGATCGCAGCGCCATAGGCAGGAATTTCAGGGGCAGGCCATGCGGATAAACTCGCTGTCGCCGAGTACCGGAGTGCAAAGCACCCAGATTACGCTTCAGGTGCTGGGCAGCAATTTTCGTTCCGGCGACGTCATCGTCTGGAACGGCTCTCCGGTAACCACGTCGTTCGTCAGCACGGCCCAGCTCAACGCGACGCTGACGCTACCGGCGACGCCGGGGGCAATCCCGGTTATGGTCAGACGCGGCTCAGTCGATACCAACCAGGTGACTTTTACGGTGACGTGATGCCAGTCCTTCGGGTGCAGGATTTCGGTGGCTCGATCCCGGTCTCGGGCGATCGCGCGCTGCCGGACAACTTCGCTGTGCAGTCCAAGAACACCTGGCTGTACGGCAAGGAGTTGCGCGGCATCCGGCCGCCAACGAACCTAATCGCCATTCAATCAGCATCGCGCCGGGTGCTGCGTATTCCAACTACGTCAATACCCAGCGATGTGACTGCAGCCAGCACCTGGCTGCAGTTCACCGATCCCGACACCGACATCCTCAAGGGCCAGCTGGTCGAGGACAGCTTCCAGCGCTGGTACTTCTGCTCGCCGACGACCGGCCCGATGTTCAACACCTATGCTCGCCTGCAGGCAGGTCAGCCGCCTTTTCGCCTCGGTGTGCCGGGGCCGAACGTCACCGTTGCCGCTGACGGCACTAACGCAGATAAACCTACGATCACTTCGATTACCGGCGGCGCAGCCCCGGTCGTGACTGTCGCCTACCTCTATACGTGGACGAATGAATTCGGCGAGGAGAGCGCGCCGTCGCTTCCCATCACCGGAGCGGGCAACGCCAACGGCGTCTGGAACATCGGCAACATCAAGAACCCGCCAGCCCCGACGACCAACCCGCTGCAGCCGAACTGGAAGCACAAGACGCTGTATCGCACGGCGGCCGGCACCGGGCAGTTCTACAAGGTCAACACGATCACGTTGAGCGCCGACGGTCAGACCGGTGCGACAACCTATGCCGACAACCACGCGCAGATCAGCGACGACGTGCTGGTTGGCAACCTGCCTCTCGAAGCGACAAGCTGGCAGCCGCCACTGGTCACCATGAAGGGCTGGATCGCAATGCCGAACGGCTTCCTGATCGGCTTCGACGGCAACAATGTCTACATGTCCGAGTCATACCGCTGGCACGCCTGGCCGACCGAGTACAAGTATGCGACGGAAACTCCGGTCGTCGGTCTCGGGGTTATCGGCCAGACCTGCGTAGTGTGTACGCAAGGCTATCCGGCGACTGTCACCGGCACCAAGCCGGCCACCTGTTCATTCACCAAGGCGACGACCGGCGAGCCGTGCCTGTCGCGAGGCTCAGTCGTATCGACGCCGAGCGGCGTCATCTACGCCTCGCAGAACGGCCTGATGCTGGTCGGGCCGAACGGCATGAGCAACATCACCCAGCAGCTGATCACCCGCGAGGAGTGGATGAAGAGTTACGCACCGGCCTACCTGAGGGCGGTGCGCTACCAGAACGGCTACCTCGCCATCCGTGCTATCGGGCTGCCGAACAACTCCGGCTTCTTCCTCGATCCTACCGAACTCAAGGTGGCAATCACCGAGCTGACCGACTTCGGGGATATCGCCAATATCAATGTCGACTTCTGGTCGGGCGAGATATTCCCCATCAAGGTGGGGCAGGTGATGCGCTGGGACCCGCCGACCAACGACCTGATGGCGACGAGCTGGCTGTCCAAGGAGTTCCAGTATCCGTACGAGGAGAATTTCGGCGCCTATGCCATCTACTGGGACGACGACAGATATTCCAATTACAACTGGGGCACCTCGATCATGCCGACAACGGAGAGGGTCCGCTTCATCGTCTATGCTGACCGTACTGTCGTCTACAACGAAGTGGTGCCAGCCAACGGCGAGCCGATACGGCTGCCGTCCGGCTTCAAGACCGACATCTGGCAGTTTGAAATCAGGTCGCGCGCGCCGGTCTATTCGCTGCACGTCGCCTCCACCATGAAGGAACTGAAACGTGTCTAACACCAAGCCACGCAATCTCAGGCGACGTGTGCAGCCGACTATTCCCGAGCCGCTGGAGAATGTTCAGTCGCTCAGGGAGTCGGTCATGAGCCTGAAAGAACTGGCAGAAACACTGGCGGGTCAGCGTGGACAGGCGTATGACATCGCTGTGACCTGGGGCGATCTTATAGACCTCGGACTGATAACTGAGCACGATCTACCTTATCGCTTTGGACCAAATACTATTCAACGATAGCGCCCGTGGCGAAGAGATCGCCAAGGCTGTACGGGCGGACTACAATCCAAGGACTTGCGTAAGCATCGTCCGTGTGCGTGACGACGTTTTGCTGGGCGGCGTCTATTTTTTTAACTACACCCGTGAGTCGATACATATGCACGTCGCCGGTTGGCATCCGTTCTGGATCAACCGCGACATGCTGTTCCTGACTTTCGACTATCCGTTCAACCAGTTGAAGGTAAAGCGTATCTTTGGGTATTTCCCGGAGACGAATGTCGACGCCTATGAGTTCGACTACAAGGTCGGGTTCCGCGAAGTGGCGCGGATAGAAGGCGTGTACCGGCACAACGTCGCTCGCATCGTCATGTGTCTGGAGCGTGACAACTGCCGGTTCCTCAATGTCAAACCGAGGTTCCACAAGTCGAACCTGCATTAGGGGGATATCGCCATGGGCGATGACGACGACGCACCGGCCGCACCTGACTACGGGCCGCTTATCGAGGCAATGACCAAGTCGTCGAACATCTCCAACGAGCGTGCGAAGGAGATGTTTGACTGGGCCAAGAACGCCTACAACGAAAACAAGGCGACCAGCGACATTTTCACCGACAAGGCACTCGGCGAGATGGACAAGCAGATCGCCGATAGTGACCGCTACCGTCAGAGATTACAGAACATATTCGAGCCTCTCGAGGACCAGCTGGCATGGGAGGCCGAGAACTATGCATCACCGGAGCGACAGGAATTCGAGGCCGGCAAGGCCGAAGCCAATGTAGCGGCGCAGGTTCAGCAGGCCAGACAGACCGCTGCAGACCGCCTTGAAGCATTTGGAGTGGACCCGTCACAACTCCGGCAGGGGGCGCTCGATCTCGGCACACGCGTGGCGGAAGCGTCCATGCAGGCTAACGCTGGCAACGCGGCCCGTGCGCAGACTGAGCAGATTGGCCGCGACCTCCGCACCCAGGCCATAAATGTTGGCCGTGGTTATCCAGCTACTGTCACTGGTTCGTCGCAGACCGGCACAGCGGCTGGCACTGCCGGAGTGAACTCCGGTTTGGCGACCACTGCGTCAGGCGCCCAGACGATGGGCACCGGCACCCAGTGGACGGGGCTTGGCAATCAGGCTCTGGCCAGCGCTGCCAACATCCAGAACATGGGCTACCAGAACAAGCTCGGCCAGTGGCAGGCCGACCAGAGTTCGTCCTCGGGGTGGGGAGACGTACTCGGTACGGTTGCCGGGACGGCGCTGAAGTTCCTGCCATTCGAGGAAGGCGGCGCCATTCCCGACCCGGAGTATGCCCAGATGTTCGCCAATGGCGGCGGCCCGATCCCTCAATCTGCGTCGCCATCTGGAGGTGCCATCCCTGACGACGTAGCTATGCCGATCGTCGGTCAGAGCGGTGAGGTGATGCCATCGCAGCTCAACGCCGGGGAGTTCGTAGTGCCTAAGGACGTCGTCGGCTGGGTCGGTGAGAAGGGCATGCAGCAGATGATCATGAAGGCGCGTAAGGAAATGGCTGGCGGCGACCAGACCCGGCCTGCGCAGCCTGAGGTGGGACCAGCACCGGGAGGGTCGCCGCAATGAGCTTCTCACGCGAACTGAAAGACTTCGCTGCCGGGTTCAGATCTGGCGCGCAGATCGCCATGGACTGGAAGCGCACCGACATCGCCGGAGAGAAGTACAAACCTTTCCCCGAGGATGGCGGCGGCGGTGACGATTTCCCGGCAGGCGGCTCGCCGCAGATCCAGACACGCAAGGGCGGCACTAAGACCGATCCGACGCAGACCAGCTCGACTGATACTGGAGTTTCCAACCGGGGCGACGGGTCGTTCGTTCAGCAGGCGTATGATTACTACCGGGGCAAGGGGCTGAGCCACGCAGCGTCAGCAGGTATCGCCGGCAACCTGATGCAGGAGTCAGGTGGTCTCAGTTCAGTGCTGTCTGGCAATCGTCGCGGCGACAGGGGTGCTTCCGGTTACGCCGCCCAATGGCAGAAGGAACGCCTCGCCAATCTCATGGCGTTCACCAAATCACGCGGCCGCGACAGTCCGTCTTTGCAGGACCAGTTCGATTTCGTCCTCGAGGAAATGAACCCCGACAGCCCGTATGTCGACCAGCTGGCGTCGAACATGTTTCCTCAGCTTCAGGCAGCCAAGACGGTTGAAGAAGCGACGGCACTGTTCAGGAAACATTTCGAGCGTCCGTCGGCCGACGACCTCGGCAGTCGTACCAAGTACGCCCTGCAGGCGGTCGATAGCGGCGGCGGTGCCGGGACATTCAGCTTCGGCAAGACATCGGCAGCAACCTCAGGGGGAGGTTACGATGAAGACGAAGAGGAAGACGAAGACACCGAAGACGAAGACACAGGTGGAGGCGGCGGCGAAGAGGAAGGCGAAGGCGAAGACTTCGCGCAAGCCGAACCGATCCCGATCCCGGAGGGGGTAGAGGAGCAGGTCCAGAACCCGTTCGCCATTCAGGTTGCCATGCAGCCGATAGCCGGGCCGCCGCAGCCTTACTACGGCGAGGAAGCGCAGCCAGCGGCGTACGCCGGAGCAGGCGGGGTTCTTCCCGAGCCGCAGAATTTTCAGAATGGAGGCATGCCGATGCCTAACAGATCACGCATGGGCGGCGGTCAGTCCCTGCCGCAGGGGGGAGCGATCCCCGACGCGCAGTATTTTCAGGGTGGCGGCATGGGCATCGGCGTAGCGCCAAAGCAGAGCGTGCCGTCATATCTGCAAGCCTACGATCAGGTGCGTGCGATGCGCGCCGCGACGCCGACGGCGACCGGCGGCGGCACCGCGATGACGCCGCAGCAGATCACCACAGCGGCCGGGCGTGGCTACACGCAGCCGTGGACCGGCACCTCGAATGCTGGCAGCCCGGCCAGACGGGTGAACCTCAACATCGACTACAAGAACCTGGGTTCTGGGCCGACCGAGTCACAACTGGCGTTCCGCAACAAGCCGAAGCCTGCAGCACCGCCGCCACCTCCTGCGGCAGTAGTTGAAAATAAACCCCAGCAATCGCCATACGTATGGAGTGCTTATCGAGGTGGTCCACAAGGGAAGGAAACCTTCCAGACGTTTGGCGACTTCTTCAATACCATTAAGACCGGCAAGGCTCCGCCAAGAGTTCAATCTGGCAAAGAGCGTTACGGCAGCCGCTTGAAGGGTGGCATGGTGTACGCCAGAGGCGGTGCCATCCCCGACTTCGACGAGCTGCTGAGGCAGGAGAAACGCAGAGGCGACATTGGTGGTGAGAGTGCTCGCGACCGCGCCGCCAAGCGTTACAACAGGGCTGCCAAGGGTGGACCTACCTCGTCGGCGTATAGCGACGACGAGGGCTACTTCCGCAAGGCTGGCAGGAAAAGCCTGCAGAGCAGCGCGGGGACCAGAAAGGCCGAGGGCGCCAGGAAGGCTGATACTGGCGGCAAGGACAAGACCAAGACTTCCTCGACGCCGAAGACGGGCAAGTCGCCGGTCGCCGAGCAGAAGGACGAGCAGCGCATCCGCCGGCAGGGGCGTGATCCGAGAGCCGAGCAGATGGAGGAGCAGCGCCTGCTGCGCGACCGGGACGCGGGTGCAATTCCAGAGCCATCAGGCGGGCCGACTGTAGGCGGGTCGACCGACCGTCCCGGCCGCCTGTCGCCGGAATATGGGGGTGTACCTGGTACGACCCCGTCGGTTGGCGGTAGGGGTACGCCGGAGCGGCTTACTCCGACTGTCCCATACGGGCCAGGCAGCGGCACGCCGACTGGAGGCTACCAGCCTGCGCCGCAGCAGGGACCGCCGCAGCCGCCACCACCTCTCTATCCGCCGGAGCCAGCGCCGACGCAGGGACCGCCTGCGCCGGGCACCTACCGACCGCAGATAGACATGCCGGACACGACCTTGCCGGAAGGCTCGCGGATGTCGCCTCCGCCATCCGAACCTGAGCCATCCGGGCGCACCGTTTATCGCGATCCCAGTGGGGTGCTGCGCTATTCAGACAGCGGTTCGCCTGTCGAGGAAGCAGGCACGATGCCTGGCGAGCCGGAGCTGTACCGCGACGAACAGGGTGTCGTTCGTTATCGGGAGACCGGTGAACCCTACCACACAGGCGGCTTCGGATTTGCAAGGGGCGGCGCAATACCGGACGAGACGGACCCTTTTATCTCCGAGCGCGCCAGAAGCGCGGGCTATACGACAAGGGGACCGATCAACGACGTGGCGCTGGAGCAGGAGCCTACAGAAAGACCGGCCGCCCCCGTCCGCCAAGCAAGGCAGACGCCGCCCGCAAGGACTGAGCAGGACGAGGACCCGGTCTACGACGACGTCAAGCCGACTAGGGGCCTGATGGACGAGGTGTCGCGGGCACTCGACGGTGGCATCCGGTTCCTCACCAGACATTTCGGCCTCGACTCGGACCGTGGTGGCATCCCGACGCCGGAGGGACAGGCCGACATCGAGCAGGGCGCTGCCCGCTTCGCCCGTGGCGAAGGCGCGGCGACACACGAGGAGCTTCAGGAAGTCGACGATGTTGTCGATCCCAACCGGGGTCTCAGCGAAGACGACCGGATGCTCAGCCGCTACGCCAAGATGGTTAAATGGTATCAGGGTCGCGGCAACAAGGAGATGGCCGAGCAGGCCGCTGCCTCGATGATGCAGTACGGCGGCGAGAAGTTCTCGCAGCTGGGGACGTTCGCGCAGGCTGCCTACCAGGAATATCTCGATACGGGCGACCCCCATGATCTCGACAGCACCATGCGCTTTCTCGAGAAGGCGTACCGGATGATCCCCGACGGCGCCAAGGTGGACATCTCGCTCAACTCCGACACCGGTGCGCTGGAGGTAGCGCGCGAGGATGCCGACGGCATGCTGCAGTACATGGACATTTCCCCCGACGACCTGCCCGGCCTGATCCAGCAGGTGCAGGACAAGTCGATGTACTGGAACCGCATCTGGAGGATCGCCGACAAGGAGGGCTACAAGGAGCATCGCGCCGACCAGCGTGCGCTGGGCAAGGAGGAACGTCAGGCCGGCCGCGAGGAGTACCGCTTCCAGCGCAACCTGTCGGCCAAGGAGAAGGCGGCCGCTGCGCGCGAGGCGGCTGTCGAGAAACGTTCGAAGCGCAGCCTGTCCGCTGCCGACGAGCGGGCGAGGCTGACCCGCGAGGGCACCGAGCGGCGCTTCAAGCAGCAGCAGAAGCGGCTCGACGAGCAGTTTGAGAAAACACACCCCGAAGTCGACTGGGATCAGATCACCCCGATGCTGCAGGAGGCCGAGGAGGCGCAGGAGGCGATGGCTGTCGGTGAAGGCGAGGAAGCCAATCCGCGCGCCGTGTTCGAATTCAATCAGGCGGTGTCGCGGCTCTACGACATGCTGCCGAAGACCATGGATCGCGACGAATGGATCGGTAACCATTTCGAGCGCGACAGCTGGGACTACGAGCGGCCGCCGTATCAGGGTAAGACAGCGCCGCCCGACAAACCGGACGCCCAGCTGGCGCCGGATGGCTACTGGTACGAGGGCAGCGACGAAGAGGGCTGGTCAATAGTGACGGACTGAGGGTATGGCTGGGCTGCGCAAAGTCGACTATGATCCGTTCGCCGACGAGGAAGCGGATGTCCCCGAAACTGAACCTGCCTCGGCGGCTTCGGCTCCTAGTACCTCGCCCCCCCGCGATGAGCCGGAACCGGTCGAGCCGGACGACGAGCAACCCCCCACAACCCCCCAGCCCTCCCCGGCTCGACCACGTAGCACCGGCAGCAAGCGCGTCGGCTACAATCCATTTGGCGAGACGGCTCCCAAGGGCGACGGATCGTACCTCACAGAAATCCCCAAGGGCGTAGCGGCTGGCACCGTCGGTACCACCGGCACCATGCTGAAGGGCATGGGGGCCACCCGTCAGGCCGACATCACCACACGAGCACAGGAGAAAGCTCGCGCCGGAGTGCTGCCGCAGGAGGAACTGTGGCCCGGCGAGGTGACGCCGATAACCCCCGAGCTGCGCCAGAAGCTCACTGCCGCCACCAAGGGCGTGCCGATACCGGACGTCACCCAGGACCCGTTCTATCAGGCCGGGCTGGCGACGCAGAAGTGGAGCGACGATACCTTCAAGGCGGCGCACGACTTCGAGGACAGCTGGACCAGGAAGATCTCCGAGGGTCTCGGCTCGACGCTGCCGTTCCTCGCCGCCAACCTGGTGCCCGGTTTCGGCGCCGTCGGCACTGTCGCTGGCGGCTCGATGATCTCAGCCGGCGAGGCAGTCGACCGCGCCATTCAGGCTGGAGCCAAGCCGGAACAGATCCTCAGCGCCATCCAGCTGGGCGCGCTGCCCGGCTTCACCGAGCAGCTGCCGATGGAAGTCATCTTCGAGCGGGTGCCATTACCCCAATGGGGCAAGCTCCTCGGCTACGTCACCAAGGTCGGCGCCAAGGCATTCGCCGAGGGCGGCCAGGAAGCCTTCCAGCAGTTCGCCCAGAACCTGATCGCCAACTACGTCTACAAACCCGATCAGGATCTGATGGAGGGTGTCGTCGAGGCGGGCGCTATCGGCGCTGCTGTCGGCGGCATCATCGCCGCACCGACGACGAGGGGAGGCCGCAAAGCCGACGAGACGCCGGACACGGCTGACGACGCCGAGCCTGAAGGTGTGCCCGGCGAACCACAGGCGGTCGTGCAGCCGCAGGGTCCGGGCGGGCGCGGTGAGACCCCGGCGGCGCCGCAGAACGTGCCAGCGACGGTGACCGTCGAGGCGGGCAAGGAGAAAGTAGCGGGTGAGGGAGCGAAAGTTTCGACAACCGCCGTCGACCCGGACGCCGCAGCGGCGCTGGGTGCGCCGGTCGTACCGGATACGACCGACGAGGAAGAAGAGGAAGTCGCCGAGACCGAGTTCGACGCTGGCGAGGGAGTGTCATCGGCGATGGCAGCCGCCGTGCAGGCGGCGCGCGGGCAGCGCGACGCGGCTGCAGCGGCCAGGGCACCGATCGTCACCACTGTCACCGGTACCGACCCGGCCAACGAGGCGGCGCTGACAGCCAAGCCGAAGCGCCAGCGCAAGCCTAAGGCGCCCGAAGCACCGCCGCTGGGCACCGAGCCGACGACGGCCGTCACCCCGGTGACGGCAGAACCTGCAGGGACACCGGAGGCCGCCGCCCGGCGAGCCGCCGGGACAGCGCCTCCTGATGTCCCAACTACCCCTGTGCAACAGGAGGCGGCCGGCGTTGCCGGTGCGCCGCAGCGGGAAGCGCCCGCTGCGGCTCCTGCAGTTCCTGCACCTGTGTTCGAGCAGCCTGGGCTTCGTTCGTGGAAGGACATCGAGGACGAGGCAGTGGCGCGGGAGGCAGCTCCTGCACCGCCGATGCCGCGTCAGGCCGAGGGTTTCCAGATAGCCCCTGAAATCTCCAGGGAGGCTCCTACAACGCGTTCTCCGCTGGCTGACCTGCTTGCCCGGTCACGCGGCGAAACCGCGCCAGCGGCCACGCCTGTGGCGGAGGAGACGGTTCAGCCGCCAGTCGAGCCAGTCGTTGAGACAGTAGCGACCCCGGAGGTCGTACCGGATACGACCGAAAAATTACCCCCCAAGGTCAAGGAGGTCGTCCAGAAGGCAAAAGCCAAGGCGAAACCTAAGCCTGAACCCAAGCCAAGGCCGGAGAAGACGCTGACGCTGCCGGAGAAGGCCAAGGCGGCAGTCGAGAAGGCCAAGGCGAAGGCCAAGCCGAGGGTCGAGGAAGCCAAGCCGGTCGAGATCAAGGCGGCAGAGAAGGGCAAGACGGTCAGCAAGGGCGAGGCCAGGGTCGAGGAGGTCAGGCGCCGTGTCGAGGCGGCGGAGAAGAAGATCAGGGAAGAAAGGAAAGCCGAGCCGGTGCTTGGCGAGCAGGCGCCAGTCAGGCAGGTGACGCCGCACGCCGAGGCGCTGGCCGACGCCATCAAGGCGGAAATGGTCAAGCAGGACAAGGACATCTTCTCGCGCGGCGACGCCCATGAGATGGCTGACAAGGTGGCTGCCCAGTTCACCGCCGGGGTCGACGAGAAAACCTCGACGTCGAAAATCATCAGCGAGCGCCTTCAGGCAGGCGTGGCGCAGGTCGAGTCGCGGCTCAACAAGCGCGCCGCCGAGGAAGAGAAAACCAAAGCCGCCGAGGAGGAGACCAAACACGAACGCGCCCGGCAGGTGAAGACCGAGCGCCGGGTGTCCGGCGCACCCGAGGATCGGGCGCGGGCCAAGGAAGGCGGCCGCGCCAAGCAGTCGGCGGAGGTGGCCAGCGAACACATCGAGAAGGCGGCCAAGAAAAAATCCCTCATCGAGCACGGCAAGCGCGAGAAGGGCGAGCCGCATATCCCCGAATACGCCGAGATGGGCGAGCTGTACGGGATACGCAAGGTGACGCCGATAAAACAAAAACCCGACATCACCCGGCAGATAAAGGCAAAGCATCAGGCATTGGTCGAGCGGCTGGCGCGCGAGGAGAAAGAGGCGGCGCCTGCCGAAGAAGCCGAGACCAAGCCAAGCGAAGCCGAGGTGGAGGCCAAGACCAAGTCCGGGCCGGAGCGCTGGAGTTATGTCGACCCGGTGATCCAGGAAGCCATCAAGCCGCTGCAGGCGGCGCTGCTTCCCGGCGAAGTGAGGACGATGCTGCAGATGCGGCAGCAGAAATACGGCCTGCCCGCCATGCTGCGGACATTCATCAAGCAGGTGCAGGACGGACTGCGCGAGCTGTCGAAGCGCGAGGGCGTCGAATTCAAACTGCACGACCGCATCGATCCTAAGAAAAATTCCCCGGCCGAGAACTTCGTCGCCTACGCCAAGGCGATCGCTTTCGAGCGGCGTCGCGGCGTCGAGGGTTTCGACATCTGGCAGGCGCTGGAGTTCCTGCGCAACGGCAAGACCGACGACTTCACGGCGATGATCGGCGACACGCAGCTGACCGCCAACAAGGATTTCATCTCGCTGACCGGTAAGCAGGGCGAGCAGCGCGGCGTCGTGCTGGGCGACGACATCGCCTACCTGGCGCACCGCGACATGAGCGAGGAGGAACTGGAGGATCTGGACGAACTGCGCAAACTGGAGGAGGCGGCCAAGCCCCAGTATACGGCGCAGGACCCGTACTTCACGACAGACTTCGGTGAAAAACGGGTGGCCATGCGCTTACCAAACGGCCAGGAAGTTTCTGTCCCCTACAGCAACAGGAGCAGCGCACGCGCCGCGCTCGAGGGGGCGAGAGCCGGACTGGAGGAAGAGTTCGGCGACACCGTCTACTCGACCATTCGCAACTTCCTGCATAAGCGCCTGATCAAGCTGGTCGGCGACATCGACGTCGTCTACGCCAGTCAGAGCCAGCTGAACTTTCTGGCTGGCAGCACGGGGGTCCAGGGGCTGTACTACAATCCGGGCACCAGGGCGCAGCTGTCGGGCTGGAAACCCATGGTGCTGATCTCCAACGAGGTCTTCCACAGCGCCAGCCCGGAAGCCTACCACCACACGCTGACCCACGAACTGGTGCACGCCGCCACCGTCTATGCGCTGGAGACCGACCTAAACGGCACCCGTGATGTCATCCAACAACTGCGCGACGAGCTGGAGCAGCAGCTCAAGCGCAGCGGCGTCTGGGAAAAGTTCCCACGCAGCACCTGGTACGGGCTGACCACCGACAGCAACGCCGAGTTCATCGCCGAGGTGTTCACCAACGAAACACTTCAGAGAGTGATGAGCGAGACCACGATACGACAGGCGCCGCGTTCCACGCTCAATGCCCTGCTCAAGAAAATCCCCATGCCGACATGGATGCAGGCGTTCACCAAGGCGGTGAGCAATGCTCTTGGCACATGGTCGCCGATGGAGCGGGCTGGCAACAATTACCTCGAGCAGGTGATCAGGCTATACCCGACGGTGTTCCAGTCGGTCGAGGAACAGGTGCAGTCGATGCGCGAGAACCCGCTGAAGAGACGGGTCGCGGCGCTGCGGGAGTCAGTCGCACCGAAGGACCCGTGGGACGTCGAGTTCTACGCCCATCAGACACAGCAGAATGCCGACGCAGTGAGGGAAGCCGCCGAGCGCGAGCCGTTCAACACCCGCGCCAACAAACGCTGGTACGGGCTTTCAACGTCAATGGAAATCCGCCGCCGGGCGGAGCGCTGGTTCGGTCCCGACAGCGCCATCTTCGGGCTGATCGATGCGCTTTTGTCGGGCAGGAAAGACTTCGAGAACGAGCGCCGTCCGGGGGCTGAGTTAACGGCTGAGTTAGCGCGATATGCCGACGCCAACCCGGCTGTCTACCGGGAGATGGAGGACATCGGCCACGATGCCACGGTCAACGAACTCAATCCGTGGGACGCACTCGGCACAGGAAGAAATTCCCACATCAAGGTCAAGAAAGGTAAACTCAAACTGCATCTGGTGCCGGCCTTCCGGGACCTCAACACCCGCGTCAGCAAGCTGCCGCAAAAGGCGCAGGACCTTCTCAGAAAACTCGACAGGCACTACGCCGACCAGCACGACAGGAACGTCAGGATCACCGTCGAGCAGATCATCGCCGACGCGGTCGAGAACCTGAAAGTGAAACTGCCGGCTGGCGTCAGCCAGGCCGACGCCGCCGCGTGGGTGCTCGACGGCCGCATCGACCGGCCGGCGCCCAAGGACCCGGCCAACCCGACCGCCAACGAGCGTACCCAGTACGACCAGGACCTGCACGATGCGCTGAAGAACACAGCCAAGACCCTGCAGGGGTCGAAGAACATGCGGAAGATAAAGGGATTTTATGTCCCCCTGATGCGACAGGGGAAATACTTCTTCACCGCCACCAAGCACCTCGACACAGCGGCGCTGGCCAAGCTCGGCGGTATCGTCGACACCGCCAAGGGGCGCGAGAACCAGATCCTGTTCCCGAACGAGGCCGACTACCTCGACTTCGTGAAGAACAAGAAACCCGCCGACATGCACATCAACGACGTCACCGTCGACCATGTCGATCCCAACACCGGGCTGCCGACATGGCCGGACGGCAAGAAGGTGTCGGCCAAGGACGCCAACGCGGTGTCGATCTATCGGGTGCATGTGCAGAACCGCGCCATGGAGATGAACGACTCGGACCGCGCGCTGAAGAAACTGCAACGCCAGTACCATGCCGACGGCTACGAGGTGACCGGCATCGACGAGGTCGACAAGATCCAGCATTCCAGCAGCGCGCTGCTGCCGACGCAGGTCAACGCGCTGTTACGCTCCATCGAGCAGGCGAGCGGCGACAACGCCGGACTGAAACAGCGCGCCATCCAGGGCGCCGTAGTCTCCGCCTACCACCGGCAGCTGAGCGGCAACCGGGCGGCGCATCGCCGCCTCAAGCGGCAGAACGTCAGGGGCTACGCACGCAACCTCATCCACGCCATGGACACCACCAACCGGACCATGGCCGGGCACATCATGAACCTCATCAAGGCGCCGAAGATCGCCAAGCTGGACGCGGCGCTGGCCGAGGAGATGCGCAGCTCCAGGTATGCCGGCAAAGGAGGCCAGCTGGCGCGGCGCGGCATCGTCAACGAGATCAGGAAACGCATCGCCGCAGCGGGCACCCGCTCCGAGCATTACTGGGGGGCCAGCGTCATCCGCAACGCCATGGCGCTGTCGTTCCTCAGCCACCTTGCTACGCCGGCTTACGTCTTCGCCAACCTGACGCAGCCGTTCGCCACCACATGGGGGGTGCTGGCCTCGCACTGGAAGGGCGGCCGGGGCGGCGTGCTGGGCGAGCTGACGAAAGCCTACTGGGACCTCGGCGCCGGACGCATCATGGGGCGTGGACTTATCGAGACCGGCAGGCAGGCATGGGACGTCGGCAAGCGGTTCAGTCGTACCCCGTATGACTTCCACCAGAGAACCCGTAACCAGATGGCGCGGATGCCGCAGGGTCCCCTGTTCACCCAGGCGATGGACCTGCTCGAGCAGCTTGGCCTGTCGGCGGAGAGCGGCACCGAGCTGCCGGAAGTCTCCGAGCTTGGCATGAACGTCGCGTCGCGTACCCTGAACCGCATCGCCGAGGTGTCGCGCACGCTGCCGACGGCGGCCGAGGCGGTGAACAGATACGTCACCCTGATGGTGGCGATACGGCTGGCCAAGCGCGGCGGCATGTCGGACGAGAAGGCTATCCAGTACGCGGTGTCGATGGTCGAGAAGACACAGGGCGGCTACGCGGCGGAGAACAATCCGAATTTCTTCTCCGGCAAGTACACGCGGGCGCCGCTGCAATTCAAGAAATATGCCGAGCTGTACGGGCAGCTGTACTACGGCGCGCTGATGGACATGGGCATCGGCCAGGACAGGGCGACAAGAGTTCAGGCGGCCAAGCAACTGATCCGCATGTCAGCCTCCGCCGTGGTGCTGTCCGGTGTCGGCGGCATCGCGGTGATGGAGATCGCCAAGATCGGCGTCATGGTGGCGGCGCTGCTGGGTATCGGCGACGACGACTGGGAGGACTGGGAAAACGGCATGCAGGAGTGGTTCGGCGAGATGCTGAAATATGTCGGCGGCGGCGAGGCGTCGGCCGAGGCGCTGATGCACGGCGCGTCGCGCTTCCTGCAGTTCGACACCTCGTCACGTCTCGGCAACGACAACATGGTCTTCTTCGGCGAGCCGCAGAAATACGACGAGGCCAACACCAAGGCGTGGGCGCTCGACATGGCCATCGGCGCACCCGGCGGCATGGTCTCTGACGCACTACAGGCGGTTAACAACAACGACTGGGAGAAGGCCGCACTGAAGCTGCTGCCAAAGATGTTCACCGACCTCAAGAAGGCATACGACCAGTCGCAGGAAGGCGTCGTCACCAAGACTGGCAAGCAGGTGGTCAAGCCGACCAGCAACCTCGAGACCTTCTGGCAGGCGCTGGGGTTCAGGCCAGCCAGCATCGCGCGACAGTTCGAGGCAGGTGGCGGCGGCGCCCAGTACAAGAAGGAGAAGCGCTCGAGCGAAGCCAGAACTGCAGTCATGCAGATCTACAGGAATGCGCCAGCGCACCAGCGTCAGAAGATCTTCAGGAACGAGATCGCCAGATGGAACCGGGCGCACCCGGACCAGCGCATCGACATGGGCGACCTGAGGAAATCGCTGGCGAGGAAGAAGTCCGAGGAGAAGAAGGCAAGGAAGCGCGAGTATGCCCAGTAAGCCGGCTAAGCAGGTGCCGTTCGAGCGCAACAGTCTGTCCTTCGTATACGCGGTGCGGCTGCGGCTGGCGGTGCCGCGCAAACTGATCATTCTGATGAACAGGAAACGCATCCATGCCGTCTAAAACGCCCAAGCAGAAACGCACGATGGCTGCAGCTGCCCACGATCCGGCGTTCGCCAAGAAGCTGGGCATCCCGCAGAAGGTAGCTCGTGACTTCAATCAGGCCGACCAGAAGAAAGGTCGTACCGGGTACGACAAGAAGAGGTAGCCATGGACAAGAAACGCATGGACGAACTGGTCAAGCTCAACCTGCAGGGAGCGAGGACGGCGACACGTCCCGACGATGTGCCGGCGCTGCCCGACACACTGGCTGCGCCGCCGGGTGTAAGGCTCAACCGTGGCAAGAAGACCCGGCCGACCAAGTATCGCAAGGGCGGCATGGTTGGTCCTGGAAGCAAGGGCCAGAGCCGGGACTACTGCAAATGACCATCGTTATGAAGCACTACGGCATCAATAGTGGAGAACCTAAGATGGGCACTGGACCTGACAGTCTGAGAGTTACCGACAACCTTTCCAAGGCGGTGCAGAAGACCGAGAACCGCGTCTCACTCGACTCGCTGCAGGAGAAGATCGTCGACGAGGAATACATCCACCCTGCGATCATTCCGCACATGACGATATGTATCCTACTAACCGACAATGGCTATGCACTGGTCGGCAAGTCGGCTCCTGCCGACGCTGAGAATTTCGACAAGGAGCTGGGCAGGAAGTTCGCCAAGGAAGACTGCATCCGGCAGATGTGGTCGCTGGAGGCGTATCTGCTGCGGGAGAGGATGTCTCTGTAATGCCTGAGAAAAAATACCAGACCGCCAAGGACATCCTGATCCCGAAAGGCACCCGCGTGGTGCGCGTCAGCAAGATGAGCCAGCAGGTCAACAACATGGCGACGGTGCTGATGGGTGTCGGCAAGAACGCCCATTACGACTGGCTGATGTACTTCGAAGATGCTGTGGCAACCGGGATGATCGAGGAAGTGGACCATGCCGACGCACAATGAACTGCCGCCACAAAAACCTAAGCCAGAGCCGAAATACGACACCCCGGTGCCGCGTCCGCTGTCGGCGGACCGGGTGATGTGGGTAGTCGTCGCAGCCATCCTGCTGCTCGTCGTCGCAGTGTTCATGTTCCTATGAAGTACAGCGATGACAAATCGCTGAGCCTGAAGCTGGCGGAGAAGACCAAGGAAGCCAACGAGCTGCGCGCCAAGCTGCGCAAGAATGACAGCAATCTGCGCAAGATCATTCGCCAGCTGGAGCAGATGCTGGACGAGGCAGGCATCCCATGGAGGGACAAACTGCAGTTGGAGGAATGAGATGCCATTCGACCGCAAGGTATTCTTCGACGCAGTGCGCAGCTCGCTGTTCGGCGGCTCGATGACGCAGACGCAGGTCGACGGCATGAACTTCAAGATGGATCAGTGGCGGGACAAGATGTACTCCCGCGAT